ACGGTGGCTGCTTCACGGCGCGCAGCATGATCTCAGCAGCGCAGCCGTATGACTTGCCCGATCCCACTGGCCCCATCAGGCCGCGCACAAACGAATCGTCGTTCAGGAAGTTCCAGGTTGTCGGCGCGGAAGAAAAATCAAGATCTAACCCACCGACCTGATCAGAATAAGTTTTGCTGGTCGTCCTGGCTCTTCTCTTCTGGCTCGTCCTCTGGCTCTTGTCCTGGTTCTGTCGTGCCATCTTCTATCACCTCATAGGTTGTTGCTGTTGGGCCTGTCATGTTGATGCCAATCACGCTGGGCCGACTATCACTATCCGCATTGGGTTCCATCAAACCGTGATGTCTCGCCAGGACGCGCAGGGCTGATAGCTTGTCATGCATCTCAACCTCGATCGCGTTGCCGTACTGGTTTGGCGTTACCTTCACTTTCTTGATTGCTTTCTGGACGTGCATAGGGATGTCGCTTGATCTAAGCAGCGCCATTGCCCCTGACTCGGTCCATTGCAGCACATCAGTAATGTTCGACGCGCCAATGGCTGCTAGCTCTTGCTTGACCGCGTCTTTTTCACTATCGCTACCATACACCAACGCCTTGCGGGCCTGGCGCGTCGTCATCTTCTTTGTCATAGCTTCCTCGCTATTTCCAGCAGCGTCGCCTCTGCCTGAAGCTCTTCCTGATACTCGACCTCTTCAATGTCAGCGATCATGTCCTGGATAAACCACTTCGCCTTGTTGAGATCATCCTTACCGCCTTTCTCTTTCCAGCGCCAGAGATACTTGATCGCTGATCCAGTTTCATACGCCTCGGCTCCAGAAAGGTTCTGAACCGCAGCCTTGATTGCGTCAATGCACTCCATGCCGTTGCGTTGGTAGTGCGGCGGGTTGATTTTATCCTTCATGCTTTCCTCCAGCGAAAGTCGAAATAATTTTGCGAGACATCCCCCCATACAGCGCGCAGGGGGGAGGGGGGCGTATACCGCTTTTCTGCGGCCAGGATTTTTGCCCACACCCCAGGCGATTGTGCAGCGCACAAGTTTTAACATAATAAGGATTACGCGACATGACCCCTTCCGTAAGTTATTGATTTATAGGGGGTTATCAAACCTGTGGATAACTGTGCGCATTTATTGAACAGATTGGTCATTTCTTGTACAGCCCTGCCCACTTCGCAACCTGATCCAGAGTCAATGGCGGAGTGCGTCCAGCCTTGAGCGCCTGGTGTACAAATGCAACGGTGTGATCCTTGACCTGATCAACCGTAACTCCTTGATTCCAAAGGGCTTTTGCTGCTTGATAGCTCGGTTCAGGCAGTCGATGGATGCCGCAGCTGCGCTCGACCGCGCTCCTAAACGCTTGTGCTAGTGATTGATATTCCGTCGATTCTTTCCCCCAGACCCCCTGTCTTTTATCTATGTCTGCATTGTCGACTTCTATCTTGCCGTCCTTCACAAAGTAGTCGACCTCAGCCACCTTCGGACGTGGCGCCCAGAACTCTTCCCGGCTCGGCAATGGATCTTTACCTTCCCACAACACTTGATACCTGTTTGTCTTGCGACGTCCCTGCTGCACGATGTGACCAGGGTACTTCTTCGGGTCTAGCTTTCGGATGTAGCCTTTATCAAGCAGCCTCCTGATGTGCCGTGACACCGTGACTCTTGCCTTACCAATGTGCAGGGCCAGCGTCAACGTGGAAGGCCAGCACACTCCAACTGCATTGGTGTGCAGACCAAGAGCAGCCAGGACGTGAAGCGATGTCGGATGCAATGATTCATCCTGGACGGCGCGAGCAGGAATCACAGAGTATTTCCTGATCTTCGGCTTCTCCTTCGGGTAATACTTCTTGGGTAGGTTAGAAAGGGATTTCATCGTTGATGTCTCCGGCATCATGTTTAAACGTCACGTTCTGTAATTTCGACGTCGGGAACGCTGCCTTCAGGCTCCTGATGTCTGCCAGGCTTTTTGCTTCCATCACCTCCGCAACTTCCGCCAACGTGAACACAACCGAGTCCTTCTTCATCTTGGCCGTCACCCGTTGCTGGTCGAACTCATCCGCAACAAGGTAGTAGTCACGCTCCTCGCCTTTGTGGTGTAGGTAGTAGAAGTCGTCAGGCTTATGCGACTCGCTGATCTCTGCGTCGATCATCGCCAGCCCCTTGACCAGGTTGTCAGCCAATCTCACATCCTTGGTCTGGAACCATTGCTTTCTCAAGCTGGCATACTTCTCCGCCATGCCCGGTGAACAAAGTCGACGCCAAGCATGGTGTCCCCACTTCTTGTTCATTCGCTCTTCAGCTGCTATTAAATTCTTTTCTGCTTCCACTTCAAATCTCCTGTGACACTCTCCGTGACATCCGTGACACCCAAGGGTGGTGTCACGTCACGTCACGCTTCGGTGTCATGTCACGCTTTGTGTCACACCTGTGACACTCGTGTCACGCTTCCTCTACAACCCACGTCATTACTGGTCTTCATCACTGTCACGCTCTGTCACGCCTGTGACACCCTGGTTCGTCAACGCCTTGAACTCAAGCCGCCGTCCCTGGTCGAAACTCAGCACGATGTCACGCTCTACAAGCGCATCAAGTGCGCGTTTCCACACCTGACGACGCGCTCCTTTCGCCTTGTCATCGTCTCCAGGAATCCCACCTTCATGCTGCAACCAATAGAAAAAACTATCCTTGGCCATGTACACATCAATGACGTTATTCGTCGCCGAGTCACGCATACAGTCGAGTGCTTTCAGCTGCCTAGTCGGTAGGTCAGTTGTCCTTGCGTCGTTAGACATTGCCTCTGACATCTTCTCCAGGTACACAGACGTCTCAGTTGAGAACGTACCCACAGTCGTTGTCTTCATCAGGAAAAACTGATCCTCGATTGGCTCCGCATCTTTCTGCTTGTCCATATTGAGCGTGATCTGCTCGCCTGACTTCTTAACCCTGATCGACGTATCGACAGCTCCCATCAGTGCGCTGGATCCACGCATCCCTTTCGAGCTGTCCTTACCCGAGTGATGGATTGCTAGCAGCGCACATCCGCAATGCTCTTTGACGGTGTCGCAGCTCTTGACGAACTTGCCCATGTCCGTTGCTGAGTTCTCATCAGCTCCGAGCATTGACCTCGCCACAGTATCGACCACGACCAGTGAGAACTTGCCGTGTTTCTGTTCCAGTTCCTCAATGGTAGCCAACAACATTTCAATCTCTTCAGCCTTACTAAAGTTCACCGCTGTCGGTAGCACAAAGATCGACACGTTGTCTTCATGCACCTGGTTGTGATTGCTCCATGCATTGGTTCGCTTACCGATACCACCGATACCTTCGCCAACGATGTACAGCACATTGCCTTTGATGGTCTTCATGCCGTGGAATGGGCGCCCTGAAGCGACACAGAGCGCAATGTCCAGAGCCAGGAATGTCTTACCGCATCCTGGCTGCCCGTACATCACACTGAACCCGTGTCGTGTGAGCAGATCCTCGACCAGCCACTCGATCGGCGGCATCTCTTTGAGCTGCTTCAATGTCATAACGTCAAAGACCGGCCTCTGCTGATCTTTGATCTCTCCAGGATCAGGTAATGCCTCTGTGATGACCGGCACTTTCCGCGCCATCGCAATGAGCTGTGACTTGGTCTTTCCGCTGTCCAGGTAGTCGACGATGTCTCCCTTCGCATCGACCACCTCGGAAAGATCAAGCAGCTTCACTTCCTTTGCGACGCCCAGCAGTGAGTTCACTACCTTGGCGCCATGCTTGCGACCCACGTCATCATTGTCCGGGATGACAATGACTGATCGATCCTTCAACCATTGACTGTGTTGGTCGGTCCATTTACCAGAGCCACCACTGTTTGTGGTTGCGATGATCCCTTCCTGCTTGAGCCGCTCCACACACTTCTCGCCTTCGACGACGATCACGGGAGCTTTCTTGTGGTGCAGCACCTCGGGTAGGTTGTACGGGATGGGATCAATGCCCTTCAGGTTCTTGATCCATCCTCCCCTTCCATCAGGTTGCTGCTGTCTGAACGTCTTCGACCCGTCAGGGAAGTCAACGCGGATGACCTGATAAATCAGGACACCGTGATCCCCGATGTAGTCGAATGTTTGAACAGTGTTAGAACCCTTGACCGTCTTCTGAAATTGCGGGTCTTTGTCTAGCCCGAATTGCTCATCCAGAAAGTCAGCCATTGATCCATTGACGTGCGGGTAGGCCAGCTTGCATAGATCAATGAAGCCGCCTCCCTCCTCT